TCTTCTGCAGGTGGTTCAACTGGTGCGGGTGGCTCAACTGGTGCAGGTGGTTCAACTGGTGCAGGTGGAGTAGGGGCTGGCGCAGGAGCAGGTGCAGGAACTGCATCAATTATTGTTTGTGCGGCTGCTACTATTGTAGGTGCAGTGGTTACCTTTTCTACAGCCACTGAAACATTTGCAATTGCTGTTATTTTATTTGTTAAGTCTGTGCTTGCATTGCTTAATGATGTAATTGTATTTTGTGAAACAGTTGCAATTGGCGCAATAACTGTATTTGTATTTGCTGTATTTGTTGCAACAATAGCTGTAACTGCTGAGTTTAATGTAGCAATTTGTGCATTTGCTGTATCGATTGCTGCTAATACCGTTGCATTGTCTGGATCAGGTGTAGGCGTAAACGCAGCGCCTTGACTTATTGTTCCAGTAAATCCTGTAGTAGTGCTTGTATTATTAATAGCTGTCACGGCGCCGCCTGTTGTTTCTCTTACGTTAAATCTAGCTCCATTTGGGATAGGGCCAGTAACACTTACATCGGCTTGCCATGCTCCATTTGATGGGTTTACATCTGCGTTAAATCTAACCTGGGTCATTTGTGTCTCGGCTGTTTGCAAAGGATAAACTCTTAAATCCCAAGCTACGCTGAGAGTGTTTGTGGTTGTTGAATATGTAATTCCAGATCCATTACTCCAAGTAGTCCAGTCGTACCCTGCTATAGAAATAGAGGGAGCATTTGGTGTTTCGTAATAATTAGCACCTTCATTTACTCCAAATGTGATTGTTGCGTTAGAGCCTACAAAAACATTGTTGTATGTGACCCCGCCCATTTGTAAATTAAATGGGAGATTCATACGGACACCAGCATCATCTACACCAGATAAAACATTTGTTGTGGTGCCAATGGTTGCTGCAAGTGCATTTACTGCATCTTGGGCGTTATTAATTGCTACGTTTGCTTGAGTTAATTGTGTTTGAGCCTCTGTTCGTGCAGGTGCTACTGCTGTTACTGCCGTAGTTGCTGTAGCAACTGTTGCAGTAGCCGTATCTATTGCTGTCTGTGCTGATTGAACTAAAACTGTTGCTGTTTCTGATTGAGCAACCTCTGTTGCAATTGCTGTAGAAACTTGCTCTACAGTAACAGATGGAACAGGTGATCCCACTGGAGTTGCTGCCGTAGCAACTGCTTGTGTTAATGATGTAGTTGCAGATTCAACAACCGTGGCTGCTGCTGTAACAACTTCCTGTGCTGTAGCAACCTCTGGTGTTTGAGTTGTGGCTGTTACTGGTATTGCGGCTACGGCTTGTGTAACTGATGCTACTGTTGAAGTAATTGCTTGAACAACTGTCGCTGCAGTTTCTACAACTGGGGATACATTTGAAACTTCCGCTACCGCAGTAGTTGCCGCAGTCACAGCAGTGTTTGCTACAGCTACGGCTGTATTAGATGCTGTTACTGCTTGGGCCGCTGTTGTTATTGCTACTGTTGCTGTATTTGATGCTTGCGCTGCCTGTGCTACTTCTGTTGTTGCTGTTGCAATTGCTGTGTTTACTGCTTGTTGTGCAGGGCTTACTACAACTTGTTCTGCAGGAGCAGGGGGCTCATTAGCATTTGCAAAATTAGGGCTAAAAAGGAAAAGCCAGCCGATTACAAAAAGGCTGGTTAAAAAGTACTTAAACTTTCTAGTCAATTAGGATCTCCTAAGTAATGCAATAATTTTGCTTACTTAGATATTATAGCAGAATGTTAGTTTAAATTACTTAACATTATCTGTTTTATAAAATCCGTTACCCTTAAACTGTATACCAAAAGATCCGTAATGTCTGTGCATCTTTTTCCCACACAAAACACACAGGTAACTTGGTTCAACATCAGTGATTGATCTTTCTTTTGAAACAATATCTTCTGGAGAACACTCACACTTGTATTCGTAGATAGGCATTATTTACCGCTCTTTTTTCTCTTTTCAGCTAAGGCAACAAAATCTTTGACCTTAGTCTCTCCCATGTATCCCCACGCATAACCATCTTCAATCATTTGTTCATTAACAGACTTAGTGTTTCCGTCAAGGTATACCCAGCCTAGAATACGACCATACTTTTCAGAACTGTCTGGTTTTTCTGTTTTTACAACAATGTCCTTGGCATCTTTAAATTTAGACTTAAGATATTCTTTTGACTCTAGTCCTAATGTCTTTTCAAGCTTATCTGTTGTTCTTGATTCTGGCGTATCAATTCCTGCCAGTCTAAGTCTTTGAGAATATGAAATGCTGAATCCAAGATCAATGTCAACATCAATAGTATCTCCGTCCACTATCTTTGTTACTTGCTTAACTCTGTACTCAAACATAATTCTCCTTAAAATTTAAAGAGCAGTTTCGGGACGTGCTCAGGTCCATCCTTCGGGTAGCGACCCGAATAACCTGCGACTCCCCAGTGACGGGGTGCAGATTTATATTATACTATTTATTTTACCTTAATAGTCTTTGGCTTCTTCTCTTCTGGTAGAATGCGTACAATATCAATCTTAAGCATTCCGTCCTTTAGTTCCGCTGCCTTTACTTCCATATATTCACCAAGGGCCCACTCACGAGTAAATTTACGGGCAGCAATTCCACGGTGGATAAACTTCGAATCGTTATCCTCTGTGCTTAGTTCTCCCTTTACAGTAAGCTTGCCGTCTGCTGTTGATACATCAATATCTGTTTTACCAAATCCAGCGACTGCTAATTCGACAACAAAGTTGTCTTCGTCTACCTTGATTACGTTATATGGTGGATAGTTAGTTGCACTTGATACTGTTTGAACGTGGTTCCATGTATCTAAAGCTCTATCGAATCCAATAAAAAATGGGTCCTTAAAAAGGTCCCATGCGAAATGTGTTGTTACCATTTTATTCCTCCTTCAAGCGAATAAGTTAATTTGTATAGGCCCCTTACGGCGACCTAAATATATTATATCAAAAAATTAATTACCCTGCAATTAGTCGTTTGGAATATCCCTATTAATGTCCATCTCCACAAGACCCTTTTGCTTTGCTATTCTTTTACCTTCTTCAGTAAGGTGAAGCGTGGCCTCTAGATTTTCATCATACTCTACTTCAACCAATCCCTGCTCGTATAATTCCATAAGGGATCTATCTACGTATTGTATATGAGACTGCCATAATTCTGGAGCGATATCTTTTGCAAGTTCGGTTATGCTGTATATCATCTCTCCGTTTTCATCCATACCTTCAAGACTGACTGCTCCTATCTCTAAATAATAGGCTAGCTTTTCGTCGCTTTCATCTGGTTCTTGCATGATTCTCCTTTGTGCAACAGGTAGGACTTGAACCTACGAATAACCGAATTATGAGTTCGGGGCCTTAACCAACTTGGCTACTGTTGCCAAGTGTCTATTGTAACGTGCCGTCTTCATTTTTGTCAATGGTTGTCTCTACTATTTGCTGCACATATTCAGAAAAATGTTTTCTAATATTTCCAGCTGGCCTAGAACCCAAAGATTTCCATAATCTTTTATACTCTATTACATTTGCAAAGCTTGTGGGACATAGCATTACGCCACCATATTCTTTAAGTGTTGTAGGCAGTGGAACATGCTTTCCACAGCACTTACATTCTTTAGCTTTTTCTTGATATATGCTCATACTATTTCCATTCCGTCTAGTACATCTGATAAGTTTTGTGGCATCCTTGGAGGCCTTATCATGTTTGTAGATATTGTATCTTCTTCTTCTCTATCCCACTTTAAAGAATCATAAGTGTGTATATCTATTGTTTCGTTGTTTTGTGGCCTACTTCTGCTTATAGCATTATAAACAGAACCACAAACAGCATCCGCCAAGTCTTTTGATCCTTTTCGTGGGTGATCAACTCTATCTCTCATAATTTTTAACTGAAGTAATTCGTCTACCAAAAGCTTGATGGCTGGACCACTAAGTCTATCTTCTGCTACAACCATAGCCATATCATCGTAATGTTTTTTAGCTACGGATAAAGTTTCTGTGTTAATTCCATACTGCTTTAATTGCTGCATCATGTCGTGTGAGTTCCATCGGTCAAAGGTACAGACTCGTATTTTAAATCCTTTAGTTCTAAGAGACAGAATATAATCCTTAACTTCAGTAAAGTCTACGGACTTGTCTGGAGTAGGTGTCCAATATCTGACCGCATCAATTTCTACAATTGGTGCTGGCTGAGAGTACGTGTCAGTTACTTTTACGTTAACCCACTTCTGAACGTGTGCCATAGCAACTGCACAATGGTCATGCTTTTGTGCAAGGTCTACGTGCAAGAAATACTCTTTGTCTGGATCTGGTGCAAACCAATCTTCAAATCTTCCAAAGTTATCTACGGCTAAAGCCATATTACTAAAAGCTTTTTCAATCTTCTCCCTTGATTTAAAGAAGGCATCAATTGCTTCGGATGGCATACATGCAAATCTTCCTAGGGCATCAGGGGCATTTTTATAAAATGCTACCTTAAAATCATCTATGCTTCTTGTCGGATTGATTTCCCACGTAGGCCTTCTTAGTGCGTACATTCTTGGATACTTGTATGAAATGATGTGATCTTCTTCCCATTCAATATCAAACTCGTTGCCTTCTGTTCCGTCTGGAAGATTATCATCTAGTTTAAAATGATGCGTTCTAGTAATAACTTCTTTTTCTGCAACCACATCGTCGTAGCGTTGCTGGATATAATCATTCTTATATCTTGGAAAAGAAAGCAGGATTACCTTGCCATAGTCTGGAAAACGTGAATCAACTGATGCACGGTACATCTCATAGATAAGGCTTCCCGTTTTTGCCTGCTCGTGGCCAGTTGTATTTTCCACGCTAAAACCAGAAATTTCGTCTAGGATAACAACAATAACGTTATAACCTTCCCAGGCTTCACGCTCTGAGTGTCCTGAGTGAACTGTAATATTTTTATTAAATTTA